GCTGGTACGGGTTCACCATCATCAAGGGTGAGCGCCAGAAGTTCAGGCGTGGTTTCGTCGCTCGTGGTGCTCAAGGCATCGAGTTGCCGTTCTTCCGTGTTGGTAAGTCAAGGCTGCCCATTGAAGTGATCCACGGTCCATCACTTGGCTCAGTGTTCATGGGCGACTCACGCTTTGGTGATGTGATGAAGAAGGAAGTCGAATCACGAATGGCTGAGCAGTTCATCAAGGGCATTGAGAGAGAGCTGGCTAGGAAGCGGCGGGGATTCTGAAACCTGTTGCAAATCTTTAGGTTCTTCCTGGGGCGTTTTTGCCTGCGGGTGCCGCGACCCCAGAAATTGGCTAAAGAATGGCTCCCCGGTATGTGCCAAGGCGCATTGCCTTATAGCGTTGCAACCCCTGTCACGCCTGTCACGCACCCCATAGCCTGATGTGACAGTCCTGACGCCTGAGTGCTGATCACGCTTTCCGATGCTGCCGAGCTGCTGGGCCTGCGCAGCCGCAACAGCCTGTACCGGAAGATTAACTCTGGCGACCTGCAGAAGGTGGATACGCCAGACGGCCCACGGCTGGAGAGCGAAGGCCTGCTGGAGCGGTGGGGACAGATCACCAGGACGGCTGCTGATTCGCCGCGGCCACCACGACCACCGCAAGGCCACAAGCCGCGCCCATCATCCGCCCCACCGCCCCGGCGCGAGACCGATGATCTTCCTGACTACAACGTCAGCCGCGCAAGGTCCGAGTACGAAAAGGCCAACCTCCTCGAGCTGGACCGCAAGGCCAAGGAAGCGCTGCTGCTGCCGACGGAGCAGGTGGAGAAGGCCTGGGCCAATGCCGTAGCGATCGCACGGACCAAGCTGCTTGCAATTCCGACACGCGCCAGGCAGCGGATCCCGCATCTCAGCTTGGATGAGGTGGCGTTGATCGAGGAGCTTGTCCGCGAAACGCTGGAGGATCTGAGCAGTGGTGAGTGATGCGCAGCTGCTGGCCAAGGCGCTGAAGCTCTGGAAACCACCGGCGAAGCTCACCCTGAGCCAGTGGGCCGATGAGTACGCGGTCCTGTCAGCCGAGAGCTCAGCGGAGGCTGGGCGGTGGAAAACGCTGCCGTATCAGCGCGGCATCATGGACAGCTTCACCGATCCACGGGTGGAAACGGTGGTGTGGATGAAGAGCGCCAGGGTCGGTGCGACGAAGATCTTTAACCACTTGGTCGGCTACCACATGCACCAGGATCCGTGCCCGGTGATGTTCGTGCAGCCGACCGTTGAGGATGCCGAGGGCCACAGCAAGAGCGAGATCGCGCCGATGCTGCGCGACACGCCATGCCTGCGGGGATTGGTGGGCGACAGCAAGCAGAAGGACGGCGGCAACACCATCCTCGAAAAATTCTTCCCCGGCGGTGTGCTGGGCCTGGTGGGTGCCAACAGTGCGCGCGGCTTAAGGCGGGTGAGCCGGCGGGTGGTGATCTTTGATGAGGTGGATGGCTACCGGGCGACCACCAACGAGGGCGACCAGATCAAGCTGGGTATCCGGCGCAGCGAGTATTACTGGAACCGGAAGATCGGCATCGCCAGCACGCCGACGACGAAGGACTTCAGCCGGATCGAGCGGTGGTTCCTGCGCACCGACCAGCGCCGGTATTTTGTCCCTTGCCCAGAGTGCGACCACCGGCAGGCGCTGAGGTGGCAGCAGATGAAGTGGGAGCAGGGCCAGCCGGAAACCGTGACGTATGAGTGCGAGAGCTGCAGCGCCAGGATCCCGCACAGCAAGAAGCGCTGGATGGTGGAGCGCGGCGAGTGGCGGCCGACGGCCACCGCTGATGCGCCAGGGCTGGTCGGCTACCACCTGTGGGCGGCGTACAGCTACAGCCCGAACGCGAGCTGGGAGCAGCTGGTGAGGGAGTTCCTGGAGGTGAAGAGCGACCGTGATCAGCTGCGGACGTTCATCAACACCGTGCTGGGTGAGCCGTTCGAGGATGACTACACGGCGAAGCTCAGCCCTGATGGACTGATGACCCGGCAGGAAGGGTATCTGCCTGGGTCATGCCCTGATGGCGTGCTGCTGCTCACCTGCGGCGTGGATGTGCAGGATAACCGCCTTGCGGTGAGCGTATGGGGATGGGGCCGCGGCGAAGAGGCGTGGCTGATCTGGCATCAAGAGATCCACGGCGACCCGACACGCGATGAGGTGTGGGAGCAGCTGGATACGGTGCTGGCGGCAGGCTGGCCGTTGGCGTCAGGTGGTGAGTTGAGGATTTCAGCCATGGGTGTGGACTCTGGCGGCCATTGCACCCATGAGGTCTATGAGTTCGCGCGCACGCGTCGGACCCGTGGTGTGATCCCGCTGAAGGGTGCCAACACGGCAGGGAAGCCGGTGATCGGCAAGGGCAGCAAGCAGGATGTGAACCGCCGCAACGAGACGATCCGCAAAGGAGTGACGCTCTACATGGTCGGCACCGACACGGCGAAGACCACGCTGTTCGGCCGGCTGCGCCACACCGAGACCGGGCCTGGCAGCTTCCACTTCGGCCAGGGTGCGGATGAGGAGTTCTTCCGCCAGCTCACCGCCGAGAAGCAGCAGATGCGCACGGTGAAGGGCTTTCCGGTGCGCGAGTGGGTCAAGGCCAGCGGTGATCGCAACGAGGCGCTGGACTGCCTGGTGTACGCCTACGCAACGCTGCAGTGGGTGGCGCGAAGGTTCAACAGGAGGCTGATGTGGGATCAGCTTGAGGCCACGATCAAGGCATCCAGGCAGATCCCCGCCGCGACGGCTGCACCGCCAGAGCCTGAGAAGAAACCTCGCCGCGCGTCACCTACCAACCGGGTAACGATGTGGTGATGCGGATCCGCATGTGTATGATTGTGGGAAGCGGAACAAGGGCGGCTGTCACCGCCCCCGCACCTGGCCCCCGGCCAGCCACCATCGCGGCCGGGCCGGGCTAGGCAATGTCGGGCGCCGCACGGCATGGCTGGGCGAAACCAGGTCTGGCGAGGCCGGGCCAGGTGTGGCAAGGCGTGGTCAATGGGGCGGTACGCCGCCCCATTTCTAAGGGCGGATAGCGGCTGGTAGCGCTCTGCAGACTGTGGCGAAGGGAAGATAGGCGCCTTGAACATCCCGGCAACGATCACAGCAGGGGATTCCGTCGAGTGGATCGATGCGGCTGTGGACCCAGCCAGCTCGCCGGATTGGTCGCTGACCTACTACCTGCGCACCAGCACCGCCAGCCAGGGTGCAACGGTGAGCGGCACTGCCGATGGTGGCGGCGGGTGGAGCCTGGCGATCGCCGCGGCCACGACGGCAGCATTCGCCGCCGGCCGGTGGTACTGGCAGGCGCAGGCGGCCTACGGCAGCCAGCTGGTCACGCTGGGCAGCGGCACCCTGCAGGTGCTGAGCAGCCTGGTGTACACCGGCACACCGGCGGCGGTGGATGGTCGCAGTGAAGCGGAGCAGGATCTAGAGGCGGTACGCACGGCGATTCGCACCTTGGTCGCTGGTGGTGTGAGCCAGTATTCGGTCGGCTCGTTTGGTGGTGCCGGCCGCTCGGCAACGAAGCTGGACCTGGGCAAGTTGATGGAACGCGAGAGCTACTTGAAGACGATCGTCGCCCGCGAGCGCGCCGCCGAGAAGGTGGCCGCCGGCCTGGGTGACCCGCGCAACCTGTTTGTGAGGTTCGGATCATGAGCAGCGCTCTGCGGCTCTACGAGGGGGCGAAGATCAGCCGGCTGACGGCGAACTGGCTGGCAAGTGGCACCAGCGCCGATGCTGAGATCAGCAGCAGCATGGTCCGGCTGCGCAATCGCGCGCGACAGCTGATCCGCGACAGCGACCACGCGCGGCAGGCGAAGCGCACGATCATGAACAACGTGATTGGCTGCGGCGTGAGGCTGCAGGCGCAGGTGAAGCGCCAGCGGAGCCGTGGTGGCGCGGTGCTTGATGCACAGATCAACGACCAGATCGAGAGCCGCTGGAAGGCGTGGACATCGGCGGATCGCTGCCACACCGCAGGCCGCCTGTCCTTTGAGGACATCGAGCGGATGGTGGTTGGTGCTGCAGCAGAAAGCGGCGAGGTGTTCGTGCGGCTGGTCGCGCAACCGTTCGGCGATAGCACGGTACCGCTGGGCCTGGAGGTGATCGAAGCCGACCAACTGGATGAGACGGTGGACAGCCACGGCCTGGTGCCGGGGCAGAGGATTGCCGGCGGTACGTGGAAGATGGGCGTACACCTGGACGAATGGCAGCGGCCGGTTGAGTACGCGTTCTTCACTGGCCACCCTGGCGACGAGAAGGGCGGCGGCGTTGATCGCCGGCGGGTGATCGTTCCTGCTGAGGAGATCATCCATGTGATGGTGGCCGAACGGCCGGGCCAGACTCGTGGCGTGACGTGGTTTGCATCAGCCATCAAGCAGCTGCACCACCTGCACGGCTACCAGGAGGCCGAGGTGGTGCGGGCTCGGGCGGCCAGCAGCTTGATGGGCTTTATCAAGACGCAGGAAGGCGCCGGCGAGGAGCTCGGCGGCGC